GAAGCCGCAAAGAAGCGGGTGTCCGAAATTATCGGACACCTGAAAGACAAATATCCCGATGCCGAGTTCGTCAGTTTCGCCGATGTCGCTCCCCTTGGATGTTCAGAAGCGGAAGCGATGGGACGATGCGTGCAGGCCGTTGTGGGATGCGACCGACTAATCGTCGATTCGTCCAGCGATGTACTTTGCGAATCCAAAGGTTGCCGCATTGAGGTGCTTGTTGCCAAAATGTACCACAAGCCCGCACAATCTTTACTTGAATCAAAAACGAGTAAAGGCAAACAAATCGAAGAAAAACCATTTTATATTGAAGATGATATTGTCAAATGGGTGGAAACACATATTGAAGACACTAATCAAAATTTTGACATTATTAATCTGATTATTAGAACTGCCAGACACTATTATTCGTTAGGGATAAAGAATGCTCAAAAGGATTCTAATTTTAAAGAATAACCGAATGACAACTTTTGATTATTTGGAGAGTATCAATAGATCTTTGCTTCGAATAGCAAAGACACTTGAAGATTTGACGGAGGCGACAAGACAAAAGGAAACACCGTCAACGCCGTCAGAGTGGACTGAAGAAGATGAGGACACGCTTTCATCTATCGAACAATGGATGAGTGAAATTAAGCCGTTTCTTGTGGAAAAAGAGATGCAGTGGCTTGAATCCTTGCATAAAAAAATAAAAAATGGACTGGACGGGAAATAGCAACAGTATTTTTAAGACGCTGGGTGCATCGAATCATACCGATAAGGAAAGGCAAAATGAGGACTTCTATGCCACCGATCCGGTTGCGGCCGAGCTGCTTTGCGATGTTGAGAAATTCTCGCGGAATATATGGGAGCCGGCTTGCGGGATGGGTCATTTGTCGGAGGTCTTCAGGAGGAAAGGGTACAATGTAAGGAGTTCGGATTTGATTGACAGGGGATATGGAGAGGTGCAGGACTTCCTCGGAATGGATGTTCAGGACTGGGACGGAGATATTATAACCAATCCCCCATACAAGTTCGCGCTGGAGTTCATATACAAGGCTCTTTCCATCATTCCGGATGGAAGAAAGGTTGCTATGTTCCTGAAGGTGCAGTTCCTGGAGGGCAAGGCAAGAAGGGAATTATTCAATACTTACCCCCCCCGGGTCGTCTATGTATGCAGCGGTCGGGTGTTATGTGCAAAGAATGCCGAGTTTGAGCTGATGCGAAACGGAGGCGGCAGTGCCGTTGCTTATGCCTGGTTTGTGTGGGAGAAGGGTTACACGGGTGATACAATCGTTAAATGGATAAACTGATATGATTGCGACAACAATAGAACAATCACAGCGTTTGCTGGCTGATGGACTGCCAGCGGAAACGGCCGATATGCACTATAGTATGCGAAAGATGCGGAGAGATGGCAACATTTGGATCCCAGAGTTGTACGATTTGCGCGTCGGTAAACCGGATGCGTGCAATGACATCCCCGCCTGGTCGCTCGGCCGGTTAGGGGACATAGTATGTGAAGAGTTTGGCTTTACGAACTGCGAGTATAAATCTGAAGAACAAATTCGAATCTTGTGCAACAGTTTACATTTCCATAAAAAGGGGTTTTGAAATGAAAAATTTGACTGATAAACCAAGCAAGAGCGAACCTACCATCACTATCTACAAGCACCGGATAGTATTAAGTGCAAGGGCTTGCTTTATCCTTCGCATAACAGATAGCCGGAGAGTGCAGTTTGGTGAGGAGGGCGGAAGGCACTTCATTTATAGACCGTCAGATGGAATCGGCTATTATGTTAATTTTAGAGAAGGAAGAAGTACCGGAACGATTAACGATACCCATCTTGCCGGAGAATTAGCATACGCCCTTGGCGGATATGGCGTTTACCGAATCACGAACAATATTTCGTTTAGCGAAAAGATGGAGAGGCTTTTCCAAATCATAACTTATGCGTTAGCTTAAGGATTAGCAATAACGCCGCAAGCGTTACTATCCCAAGCAGTATGTATCCGCAGACTTCCAGGAATGACTCCCATTTGGTCGGCTGGCGCGGGACATCCACGAATACCGTCTGCGCCTGACGCTCTATAATTGTCGTGTCGTGCACTGTTTTATAAACTGGCACCCTGATTGTCTTTGGCGCACCCGTCAGTGAGTGGAAAAGGAAACCGCCACGGATTGCTGCGTCAGACTGCGCGTATTCGCTTTCAATGTGCGAGGTCGTATCTTTTACCGTCCGCTCTATGTAAACGGGCGGCAGGGTTACGGAAACGATATCGCGGACGACCCTCTCGCGTATCTCAACCCGCACGCTGTCCTGATGTGTCACCACCGGCTTTTGGACACCGCACGACACCAACACATACACTGCGGCTATGTATGCCAGAAGCAGGCATGCCCGGCAAAAGAGCTTATGCGCCCGATTCCCGGGCGGCTCAGGACTTGCGGCCATCATCATTGATAATAGTCAAAGATTACGCCCTGCGGGAGCGAGCCATCGTTGTCGATATGAATGAAAGTCTTGCCGATACCAATGCGCGTGATTCCGCAGGCAAGGCAAGCCGCTACAATCTTAAAGCGGTTGGCGGAAGTGGTGCAGCGGACATCTGCCGCTTTTCCTCTCGTATGGGCGGAATTGCCGCTTCTTCCTTTGGAGAGGTCGTGCTGGCGGCTTCGGTAAGCGCAGTTCAGCACCAGCGGGATGCCGGCTTTCTCCCTTATCTCATCCAGTTTCTTCAGGAAATTCACATCCATATCCTCCATATCGCACGGGGGATCACACTGGCGAAATTCTCCTTCTCTGAAATATTTGCTCTGATACATCGCTAATATTATTGTTCAAAATTTTGTGCCCTGTTGAAAAAACCTTCTGACCGATTGTCGCCGTAAATGACCATTATCAGCCCCGTCAGATAGTCGATGATGTTTTGTTTCAATCTGACTGAAATGCCGTAGGATTCAGCATTCTCTTCGTATTCAACTCTTGGCACGTAAGAAAATTCTTTGACGAGCATATCAGCCGCAATGTCACCCTCATACTCCAGATTAGCATCCCGAAAGGCTTTGGATATGCTGTAATATCTGAATCTCGCAACAGTGCCAGCCTGCTCACGGACCAGCCTTGGCCGGTCAAATGTGCCACGGACAAATGGATTCAGCTGCTTTCGTCCCTCTGGAGACGATTCTTCCAGTACATCTGTCACGACGATTGGCGAATCTACCATTCTTAATGAGGACAAGCGGAGAAAGGTTTCGCCTCTCAGGTCAAGAGAGAATCTGAACACCCCATCGTCATCAAGGGATATGCCAATAATCGCTTCATTAATAATTTCCGGAGTTTTCCCTTCCAGCAGATATGCCGGCGCCGCCAGATGCACAGCATTGATGGCTTCCGGCAAGTTGACGGCAATCAACTTGTTCATTTCGGTGTTGTCCCCGTCTTCGCTAAGTAGCCCGGATCCGTTTTCGTCAAGCTCGTCCAGATTCTTTCTGACAAGCAGCACGGCATCATCTACGGAAAGAGTAGTCATTACAGATTCAGATTAGGGAAGAATACGCCGATGCTTTCGGCTGATTTTTTGATGTTGTCGGGCAGCAGCTCGCCGGCTTTAAGACCTTTACCTTTGAGAAAGGCGACTGCCTCCTCAACTGTTTTTACATCTTCGATTTCCTCCAATTTGACATCGGGAGTATCTTCTTTCTTCGGCTCAACAGGCTGTTTCCGGCCTTGTTTGACTGGAGCAGTCCTCTTGGGTTTCACATCGTCGTCTCCATCCTCCTTATAAAAGCGGATGAGTTTGATGGTGCTCCCATAGAGAGATGAGTTCTCAATGATGGCCTGCTTGACAGGGTCGTTTGTCGCATAAGTGGCCGGGCGGTTGGCAGGACCTGCCCCCATCCGTCCGCGGGAAAATTCACAAAGCAGAAAAGCCTTGCCGCTGTTTCCGGCCGGGATTCTGATAAGAGCGCTCGTGCGCCCGTGTATTCCATATACTTTCAGCATAGTAAAAAAGAAAAGGAGAGGGGGAGGTCCCCCTCTCCGATTGAAGATGAAACTTAGCGGATGATACCCTCGAAAGGCACCCACATCTGGAGGTCGGAATTCCAGGTCACCACATCTCCCTTCTTGAAACCGTTGGTGGTATCATCAGCGGAGAGCAGGTAATTCTTGGTAAGGTTGGTCTCTTCGGACAGATCCGAGGTCGTTACGAAGGACGCGAGAATGCCGCCGGTCTTGGCAGCGCTGGTCGCAATCGTACTGGGGCAGACCAGGATGGAGTTGTAACCGTTGAGGGCGATACAGTCGATGCGGCACAGATTGTGCTCCTTAGCTTCGCGTGCTTCGCCGGTTTTGGACATATCACGGGTCGTCTGCGTGTCGTTCTTCTTGTAAGGACGCGTAGCGTGGCGCAGGTCAAGAACGACCATATACTCCTCGTATCCGATATCGTCAAGCGTAGGATCCCAGACGAATTCAAGTTTGCCAAAGTTGTCAATATAATTGCGGACCTTGATACCGTAATCGTTGACCTCCACTTTTCCGACATCCTTGTACTTTTCTGCCGAATTGACCAGTTTGATGAGACGGGCCATAGCCTTCTTGCCACAGAAAACGGTAGCGTCATCGGACATCGAGTTATTGGTAAACATCAGTGTCGTGATGGCCAGCAGGTCGTCATCGGTCAGTTCGCTTCCGTGCGTATAGAGCATGTTGACCTGACGGAGAACACCATTTTCGAAGTACACGGCTTCACGGGCACCGGTCTCGGGAACCATGATATCCGTCCGGCCCATCGTCCCGTTCCAGTGGGTGCGGGCGCATTCGCGCTTGAAATTGTACTCGGCATTGGCCAGCACCTGGCGGGTGCGGAAGGAAACCTTTTTGTCCTGCGAGTCAAACTCATCCGTAATGGTAACGGTGACAATCTTCTTCTGAAGATAGACATCGAATTTCTCGGGAAGATAAGTCTCGCTGTCTACACGCATCTGGGATTCGGATCCGGCGGTCGCCATCACATTGAACACAGCCTCGCTGGAAATAGTCGTAGAGGTGGGGTCGATGGAATCGGAGACAGAGCCCCTGTACACAGGTGGATTCAGGACCTCGAATGAGATATTGCTGTCACCATCCTTGTGAGAGAGGACGAACAGTACAAGTTCACCATCCGGGATTTCCTCACCGTCAGCGGTCTTTTTATAACCGGCTGCTCCCTTTACGGCCACGGTCGCGTAACGCTTGAGACATTCGGGATTGGTAAAGCTGGATTCCGGCAGTTCAAGAACGACCTTTCCGTTTCGGTTCTTCACATTGGTTCCGGTCTGACCGGCAGTAATCGTCACACTGCTACCATTATAGACAGCCTCAAGGTCGGTAGAACCGCTGCGATAGTGACCGTGGACATAGGAATTGACCTTGACCGGGCGGCACTGACGTGCGAAGTAAGTCTCGGAAGGGAAGCGGAATTTTCGGAACTCGTCAACATCCTTGTCATAGTCTTCCGCTTCCAGGCCGGCATCACGCACATCGGTAGCCGTCGCCGTTTTTCCCTGAAGCTGCGTCTTTCCGCCCTGCTCATCGGGTTGAGTTCCCTCTCCTGCAGGACGCCCGCCGGGGTTCTTGTCTGCGTCATAGGGGTCCATATTTTCCGAGGGATTGCCCGGAGGGGCAAGTTCCACCGGATCCACTGCCATTGCAAAGCCGGGGTCGGCACCCAGTGCCGCCGCAGCCAACACAAGAGCGGCCGACAGGAAGCCGAGCTTGTGCCTTTTCAGGAAATCGAAAATTCTCATAGCCTTATATTTTAATGAGTTGTTATTACTTTATTCCAGCCCAAGGGCTTTCAGACTTGGGTTTGGCCTCTTTGATGCGACCGCCCTGTCCGCCTGGAGCCGTTGGAGGCATCAGACCCGCTGTGCTGCGGTCTCTACGTGCTGCGGCTATCCTCTCGTTACGGCCGGTCACGACACCTTCACGCCGTGCAGATTCAACATCCACATCGTGATTGATGGCACGGAGCGCGAGGTCAAAATCTTCTGCCGAATACTTGTTCTCCATTCCGTTGAAGGTGATGGCGAGCAGGCGCATCATAACATCGCGCTTCTGTTCAAGCGTAAGGTTCTTGGCATTACCCCATTCCTCAAGCACAGACAGGGACTGCTCCCAGTTGGCCGATGCCGCCTCGTTCAATTCGTCATTGGCTTTCTTCCGTTCGCGCCATTCGGAAAGCTGGGTCTCAAAACCGGCCTTTGCCTCCTCGCTCATGCCAAGGTCGTCACCAAAGACCTCAATGATGGCCTTCCTGGGATCTCCGGTCTCAACCCATCGTTGCAGAAACTCGGCGGAACTGCTGTCAGATGCAAGAAGGTCGGCGAGTTTCTTGTTGTTCTGGTCATACTGTTCCTTTCCTCTGGCGTAGTCGTCAAGCATTTCCATAATGGCATCATCCAGATTGTCTATCGCTTCCCCTTGTGCGTTTTCCGCGTTTTGCGCGTTGCCAATCTGGAAACGCCGGTTCGGGAATCGTTCCTGCGCAAGTGCCAGCATTCGGTCTCTTGAAGAAGTAACTTCTTTGTTTTCAGTTTCTTTTGCCATAACAATTGTTTTTGTTTTCGCAAAGATGCGAAAGGGGAAAATCTTTCTCGGTCTATCTTTACCCAATCTTCATTATTTTTAATTATTAAAAATTAGAACTGATGAAGGACACAGAGCTTTCTTTGTCGCAGAAACGCGCACTATATTCTACTTATATAAAAGGACTCGAAGAGGGGCTCTTCACCTCGCTGCGCAATGCCGCCGAAATCGTGACCAAACAGCCGGCTCCGTGTTTTTTCATATCTCCCAAAAGGGCAAGCATCCTCGTCGGAATGATTCAGGGCGGAGTTTCGCTCGTCAACCTTGGCCACAATACCAGACGGATGGCCTGGCAACTGTTCCACAACTACAAGGATTATCGCCGCGAGCATCCGGACTGCAATTTATCGAGAGAGCGAATATTGGAGATACTGATAGATCAGCCGGCACCTGAATTCTATTTAAGCCCAACGGCAGTCCGCCATATCCTCGCGTCAGCAATAAAAGAAGCAAGGGGATGGTAAGATGGTCTGTCATATTCTCTCTTGTCGCATTGAACCTTCTTTACGGGGTTCCCCCATTCATTGCAGAAGGGGGTGTGAAGGCGGCTTTCCTGTATCCGTTTTTTCACGCCAATTGGTTTCATCTCCTTGTCAACGGCATTGCAATCTGGACATTGTACCGCCCGGAGCATCCTTGCAAGCCTTGCAGGGATTTGCTTTTCCCCTATATGATTTCCTGCGTAGTGTGGCCATTATCGGCGAGACCTCTTGTCGGCATATCCAATATGCTCTATGCCGCAATCGGACTCCGCACTCCGCCGTTTTCATCCCGCTGGTGGAGGTCTCCATCCGTGATTTTCTTTCTCATTGCTACCATCCTGACGCTGCTGATTCCACGATTCGCCGGACTTACGCATATCGTATCTTTTACCGCAGGGGTACTTCTCGCTGCGCTTCATCGCCAGTGGCTTGATTTTACGAAAGATGCAAGAAGATACTATTGAGAATATACTCGCCGAGAACGAAAGACGGCTTAAGCGGTTGCGGGCTGACTATGATCCCGTGACCGGGGAAGGGCTTGCCGAGTTGCTCGGAGAGAAGCGGGTACGCCTGGAGATAACCGATTATGCCATCCCGGTCCAATGGGTGCCGGCGCACATGATGAAAAACAAACTCGTCAAGGAAGTGGCGAAAGCGGGGAGTATAGACGCGTACATTTCAACAAAAAAATGGAAGTACGGCTCGCCCGACAAGTTTACCATCGAGCGACGCCTCCGCAAGATAAGGCACAAGCACGACTTCTGCTTCTGGGCTTACTTCTGCATCAAAATCAAGCACAAAAAACTTCGGAGGCGCGTACGGTTTGTACTCAACCTCCCGCAGCTGCTGGTCCTTAAGAAGTGCATGGAACTTTTCCTGGCAGGAGTGTCGATTGACCTCATCATACTGAAAGCCCGCCAATGGGGCGGTTCCACCTTCTGCTTCTTCTTTCAGGTCTGGCTGCTCTTCAAGTGGAATGAGTTTCACTCATTCGCCATAGCAGCCCATACATCATCCGCATCACAGACCATCCTCAACATGCTCAAGCGGACTATCCAGGACTATCCAGCCTGGGACCTCGGGCTTGCGGACGGAACCCTTCTGCGGCTTGCATCGGCAGACACTACCGGCCATACGTTCGCCATAAAAAATGAAGGAGGCGCACAGGTGCTTGAGGGGTTTGTTTTTGTCGGGACGGCTGAGAATCCGGACACGCTCCGTTCAAAGGATATCAGCGGCGTGCATTACTCCGAAGTTGGCATCTGGCCGGACACCCCGCAGAAACGGGCGGAGGACATCATCGCCGACATCCAGGGCGGTCTTCTCGTCGGTGCCGGCTCGATGCAGGTCATGGAGTCAACGGCCAAGTCCTCCGACGACTATTTCCACGATGTCTGGATAGAATGCATCAAAGGGGAAGGCGGCTATCATCCCATTTTCATACCGGCTTATCTCATCGCGCACGACGCACTGGAAATAGAAGACAAGGAAGAATTTGTCCGCTGGCTTCTCGAACACAAAAACGAGGATACGACGGACGGGAAGTGGAAGGACAGCGGGAAATACCACTGGTGGCTATGGCAAATCGGAGCGTCGCTTGAGCATATCAACTGGTATCGCCATAAACGCCTCCAACTTTCTTTTGCCAAGATGTGCAACGAAGCGCCGGAAACACCGGAGCAAGCATTCTTCACGGCCGGAAATCATGTATTCGACCCGTTCCTGGTGTCGCAAAAGGCAATGAAATGCCGGAAGCCGCGTTTTGTCGGAGATCTGGTCTCCGCCGGGCCGAAAGGGAAAGATGCCATTACCGACATCCGTTTTATACCGAATCTCTCCGGAAACCTGCGTATCTGGGAAAAGCCGGACGATACGCCCGTCAAAAACAGATATGTCGTCATACTTGATCCGCGCCGGGGAGCAAGCGAGGGAGCGGACCCCGCCTGCATAACGGTGATAGACCGCCTGTTGATGATGCCCGATTTCGGACTGAACGGGAGACCCGGAGTCGTTGCGGAAATGAACTACAAGGCTGACCCTGACACGCAGGCATACGACGCGATGAGGCTGGCAAAGTGGTACGGCGACGCCCTCCTTGTCATTGAATCAAACACGATGGAGTCGATGAACAAAGAGCGGAACAACGGCATAGACTCCTTTGAGTACATCCTGGATATTGTCGCTAATCTCTACGAAAACCTTTATATGCGGTCTGCTCCGGAGGAAGACATAAAGGGAAATGTCATTTACAAGTGGGGATTCCACACAAACTCTTCAACAAAGCCGAAAATCATCAACTTCATGAAAGAGTGCCTGCGTGACGACTTGTGGGATGAGCCGAGCGAAATATGTTGTGAACAGATGTCGTCCTATATGGAGGACCACGGGAAGACAGATGCCGAACACGGGAAGCACGACGATGTCGTGATGTCACGCGCCATTGGCTTGTGGGTATGCTACAAGGAAATGCCGCTCCCCACCTGGATCAAAAAAGAAACCACAAAGCGGACCGTCATTCAAGGGGACATTTCAGGACTTACTAATTTTTAATAATTCAAAACTATGAACATCTTGAAGAAAATTTTCAGAAGACCCGCCATCCTGCTTGTAACCATCTGGGCGAAAAGAATATATCGCCAAGGTGTGAGAATGGCCGACGAGCGTTACAGACGCGAACGAAGGACTATTTACCTTGCATCCCAGAACTTCCATCCCGACAGGCTTACGACCTACGACAAAGCGCGTTTCAAAATTGAGAAAAAGGTTTTTGGCTACCACGCCCGGCTTCTGACGATGAACACGCTCCGCCACGGGTGCTATTATCACACGCCGGACCGGTTCGGGCACAATGGTATGTCAGAAAAGGATAAAGAAATCAGGCGCAGATACTTTATCAAGGAGCGGCTGCAACGGGCTGGGCTGGTGTAGGAGCCTGCTGGGGGAGCATACCTCCTCCCATCTGCTGCAACTCCTCAGCCTCGGCGGCTCGTGCCTGACGGTTCTGCAATATCTTGTCGGCATAGGGAACATCGGCAATTTGCAGATATTCCTCAAAGCTTATCATCCCGGCAAGAAGAAACTCCTTGGCATCTTGATTGATGACGGCACGGAATACGGGAGTGTCGGCGCTCTCCTTGACCTTCAAGTCGAATTCCATATCCCGGATTTCGTTGAGGTTCAAGTTATCGGCGTTGAGGATGCTGTCGATGCGGCCGGATATATTGCGGAATCTCTCCGGGCTATAGAACATCGCGATATTCTTCATCTTCTTGACGAGAATATCTTCGATGAAACTTTGGAAGTCTTCCAGCAGGGCGGCTATTGGCGTAGAGGAATTGGCCGTCATCTGCGCATACAAGGCTCCGGAGGTTCCGCTGTTCGGAGTCTTTCCTTGCAGCGCTCCGTTGACCGGCGTACCGCTATCCATCAATTTGGAATAAGTAGCGATCAAGCCTGCCACATCAAAAGTCTGGCTTGCGCCCCTGTAGATGGCAGGCATCTGCATACCGGGTTTCACGTCCACATACACGACATCGTCGAAGCCGGACCAACTGTTTGCGAACTCTTCAAAACTGCTGTCATCCGGAACGAGCGCTTTGGGAACGACGGCCACGCTTTTCGACTGGCTGCGAAGGAGCCAGTCGTGAAGGACGACTGCGCGGTTCATCGCCATATTATGGTCGATGGCATCTGTCAGATATCCGGTAAGTTTTCCATCGATAAACGGGAATGCGCACACGGAGAATGGGTGGCTTCTGTCGGCATAAGGCGATTCTCCCTCCCAGAGTATCGTCCCGTCTGGAGCGAGAAACCGGCAGTACCAGAAAGTGTCAATGAAAAAGCCGTTACGCTCACTCTCATCACTCCCGAACCCGTCACCTATAATGTACGGAGTTTCCTCTTGAGAGAAGCCGGCTTCTGCAGCCAGACGAGCCCGGCGTTTGTTCTCCTCGCGGACTTCACGTCGATACGCATAGTCGTTTGCGTCTATGATTTCCTCCGTTCCGTCCATCAGGTCGTTGAGCCGTATGCACGCCTTTGACTCCCTGGTCCAAACCTCATAGACGCGACATTTCGTCAAATCTGCATTGTAGAATGTAATGGTTTCGCCATCTATCCTTTCCGAATATTGTTCTCCGTGCTCCATACGGAACATGTCAGCCTGCTGGCTGTATATGGATTTCAACACGTCGAAGTCCGACAAATTCCTGGCAAACATCGCACAGATTTCCTCAAAACTCTTGTCGAAGAACTCTCCTATAAGGCTTATGTCCCAGATTCGCGGATCTACGGTTTCCGCATCAATGAAGATATGGTTGGGATTGCAATAAGTCGTCCAGGAATCAAGACGCCTGTATGGGCCGGAAGTATCATCATAAGATTCCCGTGCTACAGCAAGTCCGCCGATACAGATGTCTTTGAGGAATTTTATCTTCATCGTGGACATCTTGTTCTTGTCGCAGTTGGCCTGCAAGGCTTCCGTGATGACTTCTCCATAAGGCTGCTCGTCTCTGTCAATGGCGTGGCATACCGGCTCGTTCTTATCCTTGACCATCACACCGACAATCGTGTCCAGCTTGTTCTTGATTTGGTTGGTCTGTATGACGACCTGTCCTTGTCCGGAGAGATACTCCCGATAGGTCATTACCTTTCCGTTCACGGTGATATAATCAGCCCATTGGTCGCCATAAGCAAATCGCAGGCATCGCGCACGCTGCTTGCGAAAATCGTCCATGTTGTTCCATACGCGATTGCACCGTTCAAGGAGTTGGACATCCCGACCACGTTCCCGCAGCTCCGACTTTCTTGCTTTGACGGAGTTGACATCCTTTATCGTTGCCCTTCTTCTTATAAGATGATCTGCCTTTATCATTCCCGTATAACTTTGTCCGCGAAATTGGACAAAACAGGCTTGATTCTTGGTCTATCTTTACCCAAACAAAAAAACGGGGAGGATCCTCACGACCGTCCCCGCTCTCGCAAAATAACATTTATGAAAATGAATATGATGAATTATTGTTTCCTACCCCTTTTCCTATATGAATTGAGTTCTTCTTTCAATGCGCTTATCTGCTGCTTGCAACTGACATTCTCCTCTTCCACGCGGGAGAGTTTTTCCTTGAGCTGCCTGTTCTCCGCCTCCATCGCGATACCTTGTTCCTTAAGGGTCTGCACCTCCGTCTCCAAGTCCAGTTGATGCAAGCGCATCTTGTCCATCACGTCTCCCTGCTGCTTATACAGGTTCTCCATTGACTGAACCCTTTTGACAAGGAGGTCAAACTGCGCTTCCATCGCATCCGTAGTCGCTTTGCTGGCCCCGGCCTTCTCCGACTTGAGCCGGGGACGGATGTAGAGTATGCCACCAACCCCTGTTACAATGGACCCTCCGAGAGCCGATAGTAATATATTAAACCACTCCATACCCTGAGCATTAAAGAAATATTTATTTTCTGACGCAAATGTAATGAGCGCAGATTATCATTTCGGTCTATCTTTACCCAAACTATCGCATCTTGTTGTTGTATCTGGAGTCAAAATCAACGTCTATCCAGGAAATACGCTCATTGACGCTCAGATTGGTAAGTACAATCATCCGGAATAGTTTGTATGAACCACCGCGGAGAGACCGCAGGACTGTCCAGTTGATACCGTCGAACGAGCCCAGCAGGATATACTTGACGTGTCCACGTTCATACCCGCCACGGATACGGATGTCCTTGATGACTTTCCTGACATCTGCCAGGTCAAACTCCATCGGTCTTGTGATAAGGATGCCGGGAATATTGTTTTCGGACATCACGTCTTTTTTTGAGGATATTTCCAATATTCTCGTCTGCTCGCTCTCGGATTCATCCGTCTTCACATTGACAAACATATCCGGATAGTCACTGAGCGGGTAAGCATACCTACCGGACAGAAACGACATCTTGTGCCAGGTAGCCGTCTTGAGATAGTACACATACTGATATACCTCGTCCGGCTTGAAGAAGACCAGACGGTTTCCCGTATAGTCGTACACGATGAACGCCTCACGCATAAATGCCATAAAATGCGTGTCGTCCGATATGGACGGAAGCAGCCCGCTCCAATCGCTATCGCTTATCAGATTATATTCTCCGGACTCTTCTTCCAGATGGAAATGTTTGCCGTTCATATTCTCCGACAGATTGGCGACCTGGGAGCCGGAAATCATCATCACGCCTTTCTCCGTTACAAAGACAACGGCATTGTCAATCGTTGTGATGCTGTCCGGATTGATACACACATCACGGCTTACCGGCTTGCTGGTGACGAAACTGCCGTCGTTTCCCGTCTCCAGCGCCCATATACCGTCATCGGTGAACACATACAGCGGGAACTGACCGAACTGACCCGTTGACAGGGCAGTGGTGGCTACGGCAACACCCAATACTTTTCCCGTGAAAGTGTGACGACCATCAAGAGGGAAGACAAACGGATTGGCTTCCTCGCTCTCATAAATCTTGTTGGGGATAACATCCGTGTAGGACCGTCCCCCTCGCTGATAAGAATATAGGTCAATAGTCGTCCCGTTAATTGAAACTTGATGATTTTTTTGTATCGGATACCGATTCATAGTATCTGCATCAGTTTCAAAATCTACGATTTCTCTGCTTATGTCTCCGTACCAGTAAGAGCAATCAAGGAACGGGTGCTCTTTCATTTCCACACGAATGACAGTATCGAGTTCAGTGCCATCTATTTCTTTATGCACACTAATATCCGCATATTTAGCCCGAACATCCGGGCAGATAATGAAAGCGTAAGGCCGGGGATATTTCGTTTCTCCATCTATTACAACAGATTGACTCCACACCTCCTCCGAAAAGTCTCCGTTAATGCTTGCAGAGATGGCAAACCAGCGACCGGATGAATCCAAACAATGGAAGGTGATTCCATTTATCTTATCCTGACTTTGGGGGGCTCCATCGCTATCAACATATTCTGTAGCCGTCAACCCGGGATAACTTAATCTGACCTCCTCCGAAATGCCAGAAGTGATGAGTTTATCATTGAAGGCGATAGCGTTTCTGAATACCGTCCCATAATGCTTCATATCAGCCTTTGAAAAGTCAAGTATACTTTGGGACATTAACTCCTCTCCAGTCATTACAGAGATTGCATTGTCTCCACTTGTCTTGGTTGACGAAAGATCAAGAACCACTCCATCAAACAATCGTTTGAAATCATCGTCTTTTTCGTCAATATTAAAAGATGCGACAAGATAAAACTGGCTGTTGTTCAAAATTTCATTATCGTATGAAGAAGAAAGATTGATGTCGATAATTCCTTTTACTTCCCTACGTGCTGTCCAAGAATTAACATTTCCCGTATTTGTTGTCTGATCACTTATGTATTCAAGGATTGCAGATGTAACCTCGTCAGCCAGTAACGCCTCGGAAAAATAAATGTTTATCTTTCGAGCGATTTCTGACCACATTGAAAAAAATGATGATGGTTCATTAATTTTGACAAATGGCTTATAGGCGTTAAGTAATTCGATATCGATCGTTTCTTCACCTTCTCCTTGTGCTGATCCGTTCGCGGCTTCACCTTCACCAACATTCCAGTTCGCTTCATTATAATAACCATCGAGTGAATGACAGAAATCAAATTTAATTCTATACGGATTCTTTTTCTTTGTCCCGAGAAGAACTGGAGGTGAGATAATAGACGATCCGTCAAATAGTTCTACTGAAAAAATCGCGAAATGAGGATAATTGAATACTCCAACTTGTCGGTATTGGCTAACGATAGAATTTATCTTTTCCTTTATGCTATCTGTTGTACTTTGATCCAAATCTCCCTCACTTTTTGGTGTTTTTATATTTATATAGTGGTCATAACTATATCCGTTAGAATTATCATTTGTCCACCCTGAAGATGAAGTGATTTTTTCTGATATGTTGTTCGGAATTTGTTTTTCCGCTATAGTAAACCTCGGGAATGGAATATTATTTCCAAGCGCGCCATACTCTCCATTCTTATTGAGGAACCAGTAAACCGTCTTATCGGTAACAATGGCAAGCGTATTCCCGATGCTTATGCCACGGACAAAGGTTTCTTCGTCGGTAAGCGTCAGCAACTCAACGACTGCCCCATCGTTCACCCATCCAAGTTTTGTTTGGCCTTCGTCCTCATATTTCACGATAGCCCGGGTGAAGTACGGGCTCTTGTGGATGTAAACGGCCTCCCAGGAAGACGGATTTCCCTCAATGGTGCTATCCGGGAAAAGCCGTCCGCCGTTGGAATCCAGCGCCGTCTCCGTCACATCTTCCGGAGGAAGCATCGGAGCGGTCTCTTCTTCGTCTATATAGAGGTTGAGGCTCTCCGCCAGACCTCCGTCCTTCGTCATCCTGTCAGAAGGGGTTCGGGATATCCCCCGCAGTTGAATAGGTTTGATTGCCATAGTTAATCCTCCTCTTCTCCATAAATAAGTTCCTCTCTTGCCCGGACCTTTTTATTGAACTGTTTTAAGTATTTATCCTCACGATTCTGTTCTGCTTCATCGGAGTAAAGCCAACCCGTTACTGGAGCATTCCGGTGCAGTTTGTAGCGAGCATATCTTTCCGCAACATCCCAATAGTCCATTTCATCAGAATTCTTTCCGTTGAGGTTGAGCTCGTCAATGAGCAGCTCATCCAACTGGGATTGCGGAACCTGGATTACACGCAAGGCGAACATCATCGCCTCCTTGGATATATCCATATTCCCGCCGGCTGCATCGACAACCGCCACAATCGCATCCTCAAAGGTCTGCGGATTAAATCCGAAGCCCGCTTGGACCGCAAGGTTGATAAGGTCGTTCACGCCGGCCACCCAGTCGTTGCTGAATTTTTGATATGTACTTTTCATATCGCTGATAAGCGGGAGCATGGTCGGATTGTAACTGCCAAGACCTTTTCCATTCGCCATCAAGGAAAGCATCTCACTCAGAACGTTACCGCCGGCAAGTCCTTCAACACTTCCTCCCAGCATTGCTTTAATGGCTGCATCCGTCAGCATTTCCTTTTTCTTGTCGTCATCGTCTCCGAAGAGAAGATAGACAACCGAACTGCCAAGGTTCCAGGCAAACTGGACCAGGAAACCAAATGTTCCGACACGAACGACATTACGCACAATCGCCTTGTTGTACTGCCTGTTTGCCGCGTGAAGGGCCTGTTCTTCTGTCAGTCCATCCCGGACCATCTGCTTGGACATAAACTCTATGCTCTCGGCTTTGTACCCCTTGCGCATCATTCGCCCAAGTCCGCGCAACGCATCGTGCAACTGTCTCTGGTAACCCATCGAGGAGTTGCGGAATACCGTAATCATCGTGGAGAACACAGTCCTGTCAAGTTGAATGTCAGACAAGAATGCACCTTCATTGGATTGCTGGGTTTCATTATAAAGGATGGTTGCATCTTCCTTGGCTTTCCGGTCTGCCTCCTCTTCGCTATATCCATCCTTGATATATTCGTTATATCTGGTCCGATACATAGCGTGAGCACCGATGGAAACCGTTACGGCATCGACAAAGGCATTAGGGGTCATACCGATACGCCCGGACCACTCCACTACTTTATTCTTCCACAACTTCCAGTCAGTTTCGGTTTGCAGGAGTCTTGAATCACCGGCCTGCCTGCTCTTCCAGCGCTTTTCAACAAGAGGAAGGTTTTCCATAGCCCACCTCCATGCCGCGGCTGGATTGACCATATCCTGGACGAGAAAACCGATGTTGGCGTCTGACACAAATGCCGGCATACTCAAGAACTGTTTGAGAGCAGTATAGACGCGGAAACTGATTTTTGCCATTGTCACACCCTTGGCAAGATTTACTGCAGCGGCATCAAGGCTCTCCTTCTTCACCTTGGGACGATAAGTACCACCGGCAATTCGGCAGATATTCTTGAACTTCTCCCACAACTGATCACCGGTTCCATAAATCGAGGTTGTATTCTTCACCTGATTGCGGAACCGTTTGTAGGAGAGCAAAGTGTTCAAGTCTTTGTTGAATTCTGCAAACGCCGCCCACTGTTCCATCTGGTCGATGTGTTCAATCATGACTGAGAATGCATCCGCATTCGGGAGATCCAGGTCTTGAGAGTTTCTCTTTCGTTTGATGATGCTTCCTGTAGTGGTTGCAGGCAGGCTGTCGTCCAGATCCGGACGGCCGATGTCTTCCTGCTGATTGAGGCTTCTCTTGTTTATCTTGAGAGGGAAATAATCGTCAATCGCTGCCATAGATGCGCCAAACAACCTCTCGTGAACAGCATTGTATTTATTACGAAGTTTTACGAGGAATTCTCCCTGCATCCAGTCTGCCAATTGCAGGAAGCGGTCATCCATCTGCCGGACAATCGCCTGAACGTGCTCTTCTTCAATTCCCATCCGACGGAGTTTCATCCGGCCGTCGGACATCTTGTTGACCATATAGATGTAAAGCAGCTGCCCCTGCGTGAGTTCGTGCTCCTTCATCTCTCCTCCATCCCACCATTTGACCGTTGCAGTAGGCATCTTGCGCTCAATCTCGTAAAGGTCGCTCCAGCGCATCCCATCCTTATCGAATACTTCGCTGACCTTATCGTCCAGTTCCTTCTTGGCATCGCGCTGGCCGAGGTAGGCGTTTTCTGTCGCTTTCTCCCACCCCCGCATAAACTTGCTCCAGAGATAACCCTCTCCACGTATGTTTTTCCGGCCAAGCATCCTTAAAAACTGGTCGAAACTCGCAAGTGATGATGCAAAGAATCTAACCAGTGAAGTGTTGGCCAGCCGTCCCAAGAATCTCGGTTTTTCGAATGCGCTGGCGCTTGTTCCCTGCATATCGCTATTGGCAAGGTGATGAATCTCTTCTATCCGCTGCTTCTCCCTTTCACGGAATTCTGCGGCGGCATCGCGGCTTCCGGACACAATGCCCTGCATCTTAAGTTGCAGTTCCCTCAGCGCCTCGATGCGCTCGATGCGATTCTCCCTGATGGCGTGCTCCGCTTCGACAACAAAGGCGGAATACTGACCGGCTGTCATTTCTCCGGCGCGTCTCTTTTCTGCCGCGTCCTTCATTTCGTTACGGATTGCCACTTCCTCGCTACGGCTCTCGGAGACATTTTCAAGATACTCCTTGGCCAAGGCAAGACCATCATACTCAGCCCGGGCTTCCGAACTGACCGTATCATCTTCACTGTCCATCCGTTCGGAAAGAATGTTCATACGCCCGATAATGGTCGTGCCGTCCGTTTCATCCACATCCTTGCCGATTTGCATATCAAGACCCGCCTTAAACGCCTTAAGTGTGTTCTGTCCTTGAAGGTCCAGGGCGCCCTGCACCTCAACGCCCGTCGTGTTTGTCCGGCTCGCTTTGGTGTTGGCGAGATTATCCAGTCTGGACTGCTCAAGCCGGATAAGATGGTCGATGATGATGTCAACCAGCGCATCCGCATTCCGCTTGACGATGCGCGGCGACTTGCCGACGGAAGTCGTTACGATTCCAAGAAGCCGGCCAACTTCCAATCGGCTCATTCTGTCAATGCCCTGCTCTTTGAGAAGGGTCTTGGCCAGACGGGTGACGGCCTCTACGGTTGATTTGTCGTATTCTTTCTGCGTGGCCATCGCCTTTGCTGCCGTGAGGAGGTCTCCCTTGAGAGCCTTCTTCTTGGTGTCAAAGCTTTCCTTGGCATCATCCACGACGGCATCCGCAGCTGCTTTCTGACCTTCCAGATTGTCAGACAAACTAAAACGGATGTTTCCGTCCTGCTCCGGCCTGCCAACATTCCATCTGTTACGCATAGCGACATCACTGATGAAGGCAAGGATGTCATCCGTAGAAGGCTGTCCGATTTTCCAAAGGAGGTAGCGCTGCGTGTTGTCATCGTAGCCGCCGCCATCTTTTGCATAGTAGTCCATTATTGCCGCGACGGCCCGGAGTGTCCCGCTTTCGTCGTTCTCAAATCCTCTCGCAGCCAGTTCGGAAATGTATGTTGCCACGGATTCGTGGATATTCCAGCCGCTTCTCTCTGCATTCGCCACTATGTCGCGGCGAACCTCCAGGGGAAGCACCTCGTAGATATTCGCAAGCAGGTCGCCGACATTATCCTTTCCGACCAGCGCGCCGATGCCGTCCTTGCTCACCTTCTCAACCGCCCTCCGGCTCCGAGAGAAGCGGGTATTGCTGTTTTCGGGGAGAATTGTTTCGCTGGAATTTGTTTTTTTAACTCCTTTTAGTAACTTTGCCCCAGATATGGAATTGACTGAACTATTGGGGTTATGCGGGCTATGCTCCTCTCCCTTCCCGGTTTGCGGGCGTTCTTCGGTCAGTTCCATTTCTTGCAATTCATACGTGTAGTATCTATCCCCTTGTTTTACACGCCTGACGGTTGACTTTACGCGATAAATATCATCATTGAGTTTGATTGCACTATACAGACGCATAACATCGAAGTCGCGTCCGTGAGTATCCGGATGAATCTCGGCCGGGATTCCGTCTGTAATAAATTCGGGAACAGACATCAACGCCGCCTTGTGTAGTTCGATATCTATCTTCTTTGCCGATTCTTCGTCGAGCATTTCTGATATAGATTTGTTCCCGATATACACCGATTCGTTTGTAGACTTGTTGGTGTACGATTTTCCTTGCAAATGCATTTTTGCCCAGTCTTCCGCCTCTGAAAGATTCTTGAATGTTCCCTTACTCTCAAGAATAGGAGTCTCCATTTCTGCAATCTCTTCAGGAGAAAATTTACGACTAAACATCAGCTGCCCCTGCATCACCGATTCCTTCATCTCCGGAGTGACGCGGACGGCGTGAGCAGTAATCCCTTCGTCCCCAAGTTCGGGAAAATTGATTTCCTCAACCTTCACGCCCCACTTCTTGCCATACTTGTTCATGAAACGAGGAAGGATTTCATCGTAGAAGCCTTTCATTCCTTCACCGCCGATGCGGAGGCCATCGCCTTTAATTTCCTCTCCATTTTCAAGCGCAAGGATGCGGATGGCGAGTTCTTTTCCTACGATATCGGAGAGGGTTTTTGCTTCTGGGAAATGGTTTGCTTCCTTGATATTCCCATCGCCATCAACAGTGACAGTGTTTCTCTGCCCGCCCCGCATGTTTATTTCGACCAAAAACTCATTGTCTCTCTGGTCGTACTTCCCGATGCTATCAACAGCACCTCCGATGTTATACCGCTCAGCCTGCTGCTCACCGGTAGTCCACGCTACGTAGTCATACCCTTCCTCTGCGGCAAGCCGCAGCATCCGCTTCATCGCCAACTCGTGCCAGTTCTTCTCGAAGGGTGCAGTGGGGACAAAACCCGATTCGCGATATTTCTTCTGCAACTCATCTATAAGATTCGTCGTTCTCTCTATTTCTTCCTTGTTGCGAATATACGCAGCATACTCGTCAGCGGTCAGTTTCTCCGAATCGGGCACTATGCGGTAATTAACAAAGCCGTTTCTGGAGATATCTACTGTTTTTGTCCATCCTTTCGTGCCGCCGTACTTCTCGTCGAGTTCCCTTGTCAACTCGCGCTGCGCGTCCAATGCCGCATTATATGCTTCGCCTACACGCTTTTCTTCCTCTTTGATACTCTCATCTCTATATCCATATTCCCTGCCGTCCTGGTGACGCTTGCTTTGGATCTCGTCAATGAAGAGCACCTTTCTCCCATCCTCGTCATGCGCATCCCCAAAACGGGACCAAGCCACGGCACGCCCTTCTCCGGCATCACCGAAGTGGATTGTATCGTGCTCGTTATACGGTTCGATAGTCGGAACTGTAAGCGCAATCTCGTGCTTGTCCTTAAGACCACTGGTAGTATAATCCAGGCGAGTAAGATTGATGAGATTCTCACTTCCAAGGAGTGAGGAAGCGGCTTCTTCGTTGGCTACCGTCAGTTCTCCTCCAAGATCATCGAAGGCAATTTCCGCATCGTCACCGAAGCGGTCTATAAGTTGTTCATGCGCAAAATCATACCCTTCGTCGTGTAGCCACTTGTCATATTCAGCCTTCAGTTCCTCAAAGCCGGGCGCATTCTCAATGTAATGCACCTCCTCAATGACAATCTCATTCTTGCGAATGAAGTCCAGAACCTCCTGCTTGGTGAGGGTCTTCTTGTCAGAAGATCGGAGCCAGTCGGAAAGCCCGAGCCACTTGTCCTCTCCTGCTTTGAGACCGCCTTCCTTCTCAAGCATAGCGAGCCACTGCTGCGGCGTCGCCTTGTCCATCTTGACGCGGCCCAGAGATGCCTCCGCATTTGATATGAAAATCCGCTGATTATCATTGGAACGAGAGAAACGGATGTCATCGTTGTAGTCAAAATCGAACCTGTCACCAAGCGGAATCTTATTCCCGTTGTCATCGAAAGTGTCTCCTACTTCGCTTGTCAACGATTCATATTCATCCCACGGGAAGTGTTCACGCTTGCGCAGTTCATACTTTGGCCCGGCAGACTTAATTTGAATCGGGTCAAAAGCGATAATGTCATCCGCATAAGAACGATCATTATTAAACATATTATCGCGCACCCTCTTGATGATAACGCCATCGTAACCATTCTCTTTCGCATATCTTGCAATTTCATCTGCGGTTGCTGGGGTTGCCTTCCATCCAACAGGGATATTATCCCAATTCCTGCGGTTAGCATCAACAATATACGGATTCTCCAAGTTCACAAACACGGGCATAATACGTCCGGCTTGCCCGGGACGTACGCTAAGCAATCCTCTTTTTCGTGTGTATTGTTCTGCCGTTCCACGTGATGTTGTCATAAAGTAGAAGTCCTCGTCATAGGAGAAGGTATTAAAAGGCGCTTCTGAGGCCGTCCCGTGATATACCACTCTCGGCCTTCCGTATCTATCAACGACTTTTGTTTTGGGCATAGCCTTTGCCGCTGCTGCCAAGACCTGCTCCCGGCTGGAACCTTCAGGGGCGACCAAAGAGAAACGGATGTCCGGATTATTCGGATTAAAATCACCGTTATTCTCCGTGGCTGACTTGATTTGATTGGGTTCAAAGGCTACATACTCCTTGTAATTATTGCCCCGGTCAACAATGACTCCATCATAACCCGCCTTCTTAATGGCATCCGAAAACTCTTCCGATCCGATGGCTTCGCCGATGATATAACCCATCGAATTTGCCAGCGTGCCAAAATTCCCGGCCCGTTTGCTGATTAAACGGTCACGATATACTTCCATCCTATCTTCTGGATAATAGAATTGAAGTTCTTCATCATTGGCAAGTTCTTCATCATGCAAACCTTGCGCAATCTCAGCATTGACCGACTTTATGATGTCGATATAATCCCCAAAATTGATGTTGTTGCCGTATTGCGTAAGTTGAAGGGAGCGCAGGGTAGGTATGTCGAATTTTGAAACAAGATATTCATAGAAAGCACCTCTGCTTCCTGATACACTCTCAAGTATCTCAAATGGTTTTTTGATGTCAAGGAACACCCTCATTACATTCTTACTTCCAAACATCCAACCAGGTGCATGAGTCCCGAAATAGAAACCAGCCCCAAACAAGCCTTTATCGTGACTGTTTTCTCCGAGGTGATTTATGTCAAACTCTGTAAAGTCGTTATTCGTTGCATGCTCAACCACCAGCGGCTCTCCGTTCTCATCGACAACTTTGGAGCAATTTTCTTCGGCATCCTTTGCGGATTCAAAGAATTGTTGTAACTTTGCGTCAGAGATACCGCTTGATACTCCCATTGCCGGGGATGTGCCCGGAGTTTTTATCGGAGTTCCAGCGGTATTTTCGTACAGTTCGACATCGGAAATGAACGAAGAATGGAACTGGTTGGGAGTGAATCCGTCAGCCTTCTTCTTTGACGGGTTGGTCTTCAACTCCTGCACGGTGAGCCTGACATAGTAAGGTTTCCCGTCTATGTCAATCTTCGCGAGGTAGTGATGGTATCCGACAAAGTTCGGATGCTCCTTATGTCCCTCTTTCTTCTCTTCCGATTCGGAGAAGATAGGGACGGACGCATCGTAAATCTCTTTCAGTTGTGGAACTATGAGTGATGTAGGCACACCCTTGTGCTTGATGATTTTGCCGTAGGTGTTGTTGATAAACTCTGTATTCCTGCCATCGTATTTGTTTACGCCATTGGGGAGGCTTTGGTAAGCTTGCTCAAGTTCCTTGTCTCCAAGCGAGTGTTTGCTCACAGTGATTGTCTTCGCCTCTTCGATGATCTTCATTTTCCCTGCAAGTTCCCAGTCCCCGAACCACTTCTTGAACTGCGGCGTGCGCACCATATTCCACTGCTTATCGGAGAGATTGGAGGGATTGCCATTCGGAGCGGTCTTGGAGAAACGCAGATGGTCGGTTATTTCCAAGTCCTTTTCGTCGAAGATGACATAGTTGCTGCCCTTGAATCTTTTGCCGCCATTCCTATCTACGGGAATCTGAATGCCGACGATTCCGATGCTTCTGAGGATTTTTGCGTTTCGCTCTGCACCAGGGTCTTTTCCCGTGGAATAGTCGTGCTTGTCCCCAAGGAAATAATCCATCGTGCCCTCCACTTGAGCGCCAACGGCATCCGTATTGAATGCAGAATCAATTTCTTCATCCATTTCTTCATACCATTCACCGTCAGCCTTTGCGCGCTCCTTGACTGCGGCTATAATCTTCCGGCTCTGTTCACGGGTGAGCGGCTCATTCCAATGCAGGTAGTTCTGTCCGTTGTCATCGGGGATTTCCACCGTATAGAGGTGGCGCTTCATCTGCTCCTTGCGCTGGTCGGCAAGGGCGACGGCATCTTCATAATACCGGCGTTCAGCATCCGTCTTCGCCTTGGCCAAAGATTCTTTGTCCCGGGCCTGCTGGTTCTCAATGGAACGGATGGCACGCTCATACTGGTCATCACTCCCGCCGATGCTTCTGGCATAGGCAAGGCCCGTTTCCCGGTTGGTGGAGACATATGTCCCCCATCCATACACCTGGCTTCCTTCGCCTTCGCCCATATGAGAGTGGTCGAAGCGCTCAAAATCTGCTCCCGTTCCGTGATAGGCACGGGAGAACAGTGTCCCATCCGGCACATCTTCCTCTACAGGAGGATAGGTATATTCTCCGCCAACATCCTTCGTATGTAGTTTGACATCCGCGTCAATGACGGCCACGTTCCCGGCCTTGTCATAGACGATATTGCTCTTTTGTAGGTCTGCTACGACGAGGTTCTTGTCGGAGAAGACGGTCTTTTCCTTGTTGATTGGCTCGAATCCCAGTTCGTGCATATATTGCACACGCTCGTCAACGGACAGTTTGTCCTCGGCATCGTATTCGACCACAGGCTGCTTGAGTATCCGCACAAACTTCCCGTCTATCTCCCCGTAGCCCAGAATCTCGTAAGCCGTATTCGGGAAGATGTAATTGAAGAGGGGAATGTTGTCAATATCCGGAGCGAATTTCTTCGCAGAGGATTTTCCGTGGGATGCTTTTATGACATATTGTCCTTCTTTTGAGACATATACATCAGAATCGCTTCCGGAAGCAAAAGGCTTGTCTTGGTCGGTGAACTGCTTGAGGTCGGTGTACCAGTTGCCGGAGGCTATTGCCCAGCCTTTGAGCGCAACATTCTTCGCTTGAGCAATTCTTCGTCGCTCAGAAGGGCTGTTTCTGCGAGACGGCGGGACTGCTCCTTCAGATATTCGTGAGAGAAGCGCATCGACAGCGTTCGTTCGCGCTCCTTCATACAAGCCTCGTTCCACTTCCTGTGGAAGTCGTTTAGATATTCTCCGGCCGTAGGGATTCTTAGGTGTGCCATTGTCGATGTACTCGTTTATCAGCCGCAAAGTTACGGAATCGAATTGATTATTCAAAACCCTTCCGTAGATTTCTGCCGCCGCCTCTTTCCGTTTGGCTTCATCCGCCAGACGCATCTCCCGCGCTTTCTTGATGGGGATTCCCATAAAGAAAGATATTACTTTGTCGGCGGTATTGTTGATGCGCCTTTTCTCCTCGTTGGAATCGGGAGTGATGTTTTTTTTCGAGAACAGCACCTGCTTCCCGGTCTGTTCGTCCGTCTTCTCCCGGATGGTCTGGAAGAGTTTATCGAAAGCCGCCTTGGCGGCAACGCGCTCTTCCCCCATCGGATAGGGAGACTTTCCCCAGGCGGCCATATAGAGCGGGGATTTCTCATAAGTGAGATAGTCAGAACTCTGCACGCCGGCTTTCATCTCTCCGGCCACATAGGTCTCGAAAGCGCGGGCAAACATCTCAATCGGCTTTGAGTAATACGCGCTCGCCCTGCCACGGTCAAACCACTTGCTGCTCTCCAGTACCGTGGTTTCCACACGCAGCGTCTCGGTCTTCCCGTCCTTTGCGGCCTGGAGCCGTTCGGCTTGTTTCCGCAGGAGATCCGTCTGATGGAAAATGTTGTCCAGCGGATTATCACTCTTGCGGTCCGGCATAATCTCTTTTACGAGTTCGCGCAACTTGTCGGCCGTCTCACCCATTCCGCGATGCTGGTCGCGAGAAAAGTCCCAGTCATACTTGAATGTGGGGTCCGACTCCAACTCAGATGCAAGTTTGTCAAAAGTTGACAGCTGCTCCTCCGTCATCGTATGCTTGACTTCTTCACGCTTCTTGGTCTTCCGGTTGTAATCATAAGTCGTGCGGCCCATCTCCAGACGCTTGCGGGCGAAATCCACTTCTCGCCTGAGCCAGTTTCTCCGCTTGTCCAGTTGCTCCTGCTCTTTTTCCTCGACGATGGCACGTTCCTCCATCTTGTGCGTGAGGACATCCATCACCTCCTTGAAGGCATTGCGCACTTCCTCCCGTGCTCCCTTCTGATAGGAGCGCTCACGGGAAAGGTAGTGGTCGTTCTTGTCTCCTTGTTTCTCGTCACGGATTCTCTCCTGACGGGCATCCATCATTCCGAAGTAATTGTCCAGCGCGTGCGCCCACTCGTGTGCCAGAGAACCGGCACCGTTCATCTTGGTCAGATTGATGACGGCTCGCGTAGGCTCATAGTGTGCCTTTGCTCCCTGCTTTCCGCGTGCGCCGAAAGCGATGGAGAGTTCACCTCCAAGAGACAAAGCCCGGGGACTTATGTGAAGGATGGTTGCCAAATCCATCAGCGCGTCATAGGCGTAGTTGAGGAACTGCTTGCGCTCTTCCGCGTTCAGCCAGTTGCCAAACTCTCCGCCACGGAATCCGAAAGCGCTTTGGAAGTCATCAGGGGTTACATCCTTTCCGTTCCGATAGTCCGGCATCCCGTTTCGAGTGAGTTCTTCCAGCGCCGGAAGTTCATAGTTCTCCCGCTTGCGGTTAAGCAGGTCGGTGGCTCCCTCCGGAGAAGATAGATATGCCACGGCATCCTCTCGTGAATCGAATTCTGCATATTCGACATACTTACCATTGGAAGCCTGCTTGGCAATGCGGAACTTCCCGTCCTTGTATGCAATCACCCGGAATCCGCTGCGTGATGCCTCAAAGACGGGCATCGTTGCCTCAAACTGGGCTTGTGACTGGAAGATGATGGGCTTACCGCCTTCTCCGGTGATATAGTGACGGATGGTCCTTTTTCCGAAAGCGGTCTTCTTCTCTTCATCCCAGAAGCCCACAAACGGCTGATTGAAGTCCGTCCCCTTGGAGATGTCGGAGATTACCTCGTCAAAGTTCTTTGAGTGGTATCCAAGATACAGCCTTTGTCTCTGCGCCATTTCCTCATCGGAAAGCATACGCACATTGACAGTGTTGTATTTCTTCGCCCAGGACGGCCTTCCATCCGCATCGCCACGCTTAATTCCGCTGACAGCGGTATCCTTGCGGGCCATACCGATTTTCTCGCCGAAGTCCTCGTATTTTTCTTGTGTCTGCGAAACGGCAATCTGAGGATTGTCCTGCGCTTTCCGGGTGGAGGTCGCCTTCGTTTCCTCGCCGTCGATAGCGGACAGCACATCTTCCTTCGTCTCTTGCAGCGCCTGCTCCTCCCTTTGCTTTGCTTCGCTTTCCCGCCTTGCTTTCACGAACTCGGAAAGGCTCTGACGGATGATGTCGGCAAACGGATTGGCTCCCTCTTCCTCAAAGATGTCCATACCGGCGGAAGCCTTGAAGATGTCCTTGATGAAGTCAAGCAACCTGGTCCAGAAGTTGGAATCCATCTCCTTTATAACCGCCTCGTCTGCTTCTGCACAGTGTGCGACAAACTCATCGGCCGCAGCCCGCTGCGCTTCCTGCTCCGTCGCAAAAGTTCCGGTCCCGCCGACGTAGCCGATAAAGTGTTCCCTCGCAGGCACACCGCCCCAGGTGTAGTTTTCCATCATCTTCCAGACCTTGTCGAAGAAATCATTCAACTGCTCTTCTGTCTTGAAAATGCCGCGTACGCCTTTGTGGGCAAGACATTCGTGGAGTATGGTCTTGTCAACGCGTGAGAGCGGATTCTCATCCTTCAAGATGTGCGGTATGTAGAGGTGTGCCTTGCCTGTTGCTGGGTCGTACCAGCCATTGACTTGTGAGCCGTCCTCTTCAATCTCCCTGATGGCCTGCTTGTCCGTCACCGTACTGATGTCCGTATGCACCTCGAAGACATCGCCGAGGAGTTTCTTCCACTTTGCGATGCGGTCTTCCACCTTCTTGCGCGTTTTCTCTGACTCCTCCAGCGCCTTTTCCTCCGCTTTCCGCTTTTCCTCGTATTCCCGCTCCACCTGCTCCGGAGACTTTCCATCCAGCCAGCCGAGGACATTCTTCTGCGCATCGGTCAACCCACCGCTTTCTTCGGATTCGCTTGCTTTTGAAGAATTTTCACTATCTTTGTCAGAAGAAACAGTGTCCTGCGGAGTAGCCGTGTCATTCCGCTCGCTTCCGTTGGAAGTCCCGCCAGTGTCCGTCGTATTGTCGAGGGCACTGTTTTTCTTTTCAAATGCCGTAAGAAGCCAAGTTTTGCGCTGCTCATCCCAAGTCAGACGGACAGTTGCTTTGTATCTCTCGCTCTCAAGCTGAACACGATTCTCGGTCCTTGATACAACAACCATATCGTCAAGAATCTCTTGGAGGTTCTCAACGACTTCCGGATGATATTTTAGAAGTTTTGAAAGGCCGAATCCATCGCTCTTCCCGGTTCCCTCTTCGCCCCATACAAGGTCAATGGCTCCGATTTCCGGATGACTGAGAGCACCGATGGCTTCTCCGCCTTTATTTTCAATAAGAGCCCGAACGGCCTCTTTTGCCTTTCCTGCAAACTGACGGAAAATTCTTCCGAAAGGGCCGGTTTCTACTTCGCCGGCTGCATCACCGACATAGTTCCCGCTCTCATCGAACGGAAGGTCCTCATCGGAACCGGCTACTGCGCCTGCTTCTCCTGTTCCTCCAGCAGATGTATCAGATACAGATGTGTGCAGTGGCTGTTGTACATCTGAATGTCCTTCTTGTCCACTTTCCCGAGATCCACCATATCCTGCCGCATCTTGTTGTCCAGACGTTTCAACGTGTAATCCATCTGGTTCTCCTCCGACCATTTCACTGCCGTCTGCACGAACTTCCGAAAGCCCATTTCCTTCATCAGCTTCTCCTGGAGCTGGTTCATTTTCTGATTCCTGTCGCTCATTGTTATCGTTTTCTGCAAAGTTAGCATAAATATATTCTCTTGCTGCATCTTCCGCTTCCCGGTCCGCACGATAATCATCAGAGGCGTAATAGGACAAGCGGGAGGATTCTTCCCCAAGAAAGCCATCTATCGTCAATCCGCCCGTATCAATATACCCAAGGACCACGTCTGCGACAAACTCGGCATCCAGCCCGTACTTCTTTGCAAGCGCTTCTATGTCCTCAGATATTCGCTGCTGCCGCGCCATCTCCGATCCTCCGGTTGCATCAGCGTGCATAGATTCCGCCGCCGTGACCATAGATGCCCTCGTGGGGGATTCAAGTACGACTTCCAACAACACATCGAGCGCACTCTGGCCATCCATCGGCACGGCATCAGTATCAGCAACCCCCAGTTCTTCCGCATACGCCTCAAGCAGTTCATCGGCAACGGCCTCCGGATACTTTCCTTCCTTGTTGTTGAGAAGCCATATCCGCTGGTTCCGCTCCGGGGATTTGTTCGAAAATCCCAGATGAGCGCCAAGACCTTTAATCTCTCCGTTCTTGCTGTTGCCCCATTTGAATTTCACTCCATCAAGCGCGAGCGTCCGGAGAACAAAATCCTTGAAATTGAGATAGTCGCCCAGCGCTTTCATCCGTTCCTGAATAGACTTTGCCTTCACCGGCTCCTGCGCATCTTCGCTTGCCTCCACGGTATGCGATTCCGCTTTCTTCTCGGGATAAAGCTCCATCAAGGACTGCAATTCGTCATGACGGCCGGAAAGGGCATTCCGGTCCTTCCGGAGATTGTCTTTCTTCGTCCGATCCATTCCCTTGAGGTTGCCTTCCCGGATAGCGTCGGTCAACTTCTTGATTTTCTTATCCAACTCTCCGAGAGCCCACTGGAGTTTCTCCCGGCTCGTCACTTTGTCCGGGTCGGTATTCTCCGTATCGTTCCAGCGGCACCACTCCTTCGGATTATCTCTCCAAAGCCGGTCGCTGTCCACCTCCATCTGTCCGGTCGCTTCACTTTGATAACGATAATCCGCCAGCGGGTCTTTGTCATCCATCTGGGAATTATCCTCGTTCTCCAGATTGCCGTCTGCCTTCACCGGCTCCTGCACATCAGTCTCGACCACGCCCGGCAGGTTTGTCACCATATCTTCCGTGACGGATACTTCATCGCCCTTCTCGTTGATACCATAGAGCATCAACTGACCGTCTTCCACGACAGCCCTGGTAAATCTTATCTTCTCGGTTATGACTTCTCCCTCTTCTCCGGAAGGATAAGACACATCCAGTTCCGTTCCCTGCTGAATTCCATTGTAACGGGCCGCACGCTCACCCAGCGGCATTGCCGCGATGAGCCGGTCCATCTCATTTTCCGTAAGGTAAACGACACCCGTCTGCCCGTCTTCTCCCGTCTCAACGCTCCGGCCGGGGAGTATGGCATTACCCTGCGTGTCCACGGCCCGCAGCATGACGGGGAAGCGGGTGTTTCCGTCCTGGTCCGTCTGGGCCGGAAGGAATCTAACTGCCTCAAATCCATCCACAACGGGTATCTTTGAACCTCCGGCAAGACTGTCGTTCAGCGTCTGCTGCTTCTTGTCCCGGCGCTCCTCTGTAGCCAGCCGTTCAGCTTCCAGTTCCTCCTCGGTCTTTGGTTTGAGCGGCAATCCCAGCATATCAGCTACACGCTCGAACGGATACTTCTGCGTACTTCCGTCTTCCGATGCAATGACGACGCCGTCCCCCTGAGCCTCTAAGACCTTGCCTCGAACGGGATTTTCCACTGTACCAAGATTGACTTCCGTCTCCGGCTCCAGATGCTTGGCCAGCTCCATTGAGTTTTTCCGCGTTTCTTCCTCGATGCGGGCGGCTTCCTCGGCCCGTTTCTTCTCTGCGATGTATCCGTCCAGGTATTCATCCTCTGACTGGGAGGGGAGTATCTTCGATATGGCGTTGCCATCCTCGTCCACACCGTCCGGACTGACCCGCGTGAACCCCGTGGAACCGTCATCCCACACGACGGCGCGAAGGCCGTCCTCGTCACTCTCCGCGACGGCATAGCCGGTCATACCGTCCGGACGCACAATGCGCGTGACGCGCTTGTTCCCGTCTTTGTCCGTGGTGGTGAAATCCCGTCCGAGACGGTCTGCAATCTCCAGCCCGGCCTGCTGGCGGTTATAAGACTTCTCTATGTTGTTCCATTCGTCGAAGATCATCCGTTCGCCTGTCGCCCAGGCAAAGTCAAGCATCTTCTGGTAGTCTTTCTTTGCCTGCTTGTTGTCTCCCGACTGGGCCTGCTTCTGAATGGCACCGACATAAGGGACAAACTTCTTTGCGATGTCCTCCGCCGTATCGTACTTCGTATTGAAGATGTTGTTTATCTCCTCGTCTGAAACACCCTGCTTGCGAAGGATGCCTTTGACATCCTCGGAAAGCTGCTTCCACCTGTTGGCTTTCTTCTTTGCGCCTATAGCACCCGTACCGAGTCCGAACAAAGACAGTGGAGCAAACGACGCGGCCATTTCAAGCTGCTGCTTCCAGGACGCAAAGTCCGCAAACTCCTCCGTGCTCATCACGCCGGTGGCGACACGTGCCATATTGCCGACCCACTCTTCCGCCATCTCTCCAATCATTCCGTTGAATCCGGCTTCCTTGAAGAGCTGCGTCGGGGTGGCCTCGTACAACCAGCGTGCCCAACGACCGAGAGAACCTTTTCCAATTGTCTTCTCTCCCACCCATCCAAGCCCCTTGAACGGAAGCGCCATTCCTTTTTCCAAAGCACCGCCGACTGACTCGGACCAGTTTTCAATCATCGTATCAAGCGTGCCTTTCCACCAAGCCCGACCGAAGGACATCATATTTCCCTGGTCATCTGTCTGCAAGAGGTTTTCAGTGATGTTCGTCCATCCGCGAAGGCCGGTAGGGCTCATCGGAGCGGCGGTATGCCACAGCCCTTTAATCAGAGGCTCTGCTACCGCCTCATCGGCCCAGTTGATATACCTTGCCGCCTTCTTTCCCGTTGCACCGACGACATCAGACAGATTGGACAATTTCATCCCGGCCCGCTCCGCTTTCAAGATGTCCCGTTCGGTCATCAGACTGCGGCCAAGCCACGACAAAAGCGCTTTCCGTGTCCCTTCCTTGGCAATCTTCTGTGCACCTTTCCCAATCAACTTACCCGTCGCTGAACCATAGCCGCCGGAAATGATAAAGTCAGCCATAAAAGGAATGGACTCCATAAAGCCCTGTCCGGCCAGGTATGCTCCGTTGATGTCGTCACGGTCCGACTGGGCCTTTGCAAGTTGGGAAACGGATTGCAGAAGCGCTTTCTCTGCAGGAGTGACAAGACGGTCTATCTCCTGCTCGGACAAATCACCGCCCTTTTTCTCTTCCGCCTCTTCTATCCGCTTGTTGATGCCATAAACGCTGAGGTTGCGGAGGATCTCAGCAATTCCGAAAATATAGATGTCCGTATCGCCGAACTTGTCTTTCGTTCCCTTCCAATAACTCTGGAGCGCGTGCAAAATATTGTTGCGGTCCTTATCCTTGTCAAACTCACCGGGAGCCTCATAAAGTTTCTGGACATCCTCCATCAGCTTGGCAGCTCGGGCCCAGTCACGTTTCTCCGCCCAGGTCTCCGCATTCTTCCCGCTCTCCCGGAACTGTTCGGAGAGCGTTTTCGACATCTCAGCTCCCTCCCGGCGCTCACGGATGACGAGAGGATTGTTATAATATTCCCGTGCAAGTTCCTCACCCCGTTGCTTGAACCCGCGATAACTTTCGGCATTGTCGTGTACAAAAGCGCTGTCGGCTTCAAACTGTTCGTTCCCGCGCACGTCACCTCTTACGGACTGAAGCCGTCCGAGACGTTCTTCATACTCCCGCATAAAATCGCTGTTGCCGGAACGGAAATCTTCAAGGGCCTGCCTTTGTTCGTCCATCAATGGCTTGTAGCGCTGGTAACTCATATCGCTCACCTTATAGACCTCTGCATCCGGAAAGTCACGGAACATCTGGTCCTTCTTGGCTCCATACTTCTGCGCGGAGACCGTCTGGAAACTGCCGTCGTCCATCTTTACCTGGAACTGGTCCCGCTCGTTGATGTCATCGTCATCCGCTCCGGAAAGGGAAACTCGCGTCACCTGCGCATTGGGATAATTCCGGAAAAGGCTGTCAGCTCCCTGCTCATAAGCCTGCTGACTGATTCTGTATGATTTTCCCGTCTCGGGAACCGTGATGTTGTAGAAAGGCTGAAATGTTTCTTCTGCGGCCATAGTCATTCTTCAATATTGATTGGAAATTATCCCTTGTACGAAGGATTCCAATAGAACCCTCCCTGGTTGGAACCGTCAGCGGCCTTCGCGGTTGGTCCTCCGCCCATATCATAAAGAAAGGCGTTGTCGCCCGTCCGCTCATCGTCGAAATATCCGCGCCTGACACTGCCGGCATCGGTCGCTCCGCTTAGAGAAACGCCGTCTTTACGCAGCAGGTTTCTCAATTGTCCGGATTTGGTAACATAGGGAACGAGTTCTTTTGCAACTTCATCGACATTCTTTCCTCTGTTCCCACCAATACCCCTGGCGCTTTTGATAATCCTGTCAACCTCTTTCAAATCATCAGCAGACAAGTCCGTGATGCTTTTCGAGGCGAGCGCGGCATGGACGGTCGTGCGCATCGATTCCGGATCGATGATAAAAGTCTCTTTTCCGAGGCTTCCGGATGCAGCGAAAGTATACCTCTTTGCCTTGTCGCTTCCCCGCCTTCCGGAGCCTTCGGGGATATTGTATGTCCCGTCAGAATTCTTTTTGATGCCGTAAATGGACAGTTTCTTATCCATCATCTCATCCTCGTGCTCATACGCTTTTTCCCGGGCGGCGCGTTGTTCTGCCGCATGCAACCCGGCCAAATCCGCATGCAACTGTGCGGAAGTACCCTTCTGTCTCGCATCACCTTCAATGCCGGCACCTTTCATCTTTCCTTCCGTTTCAAGAGCCGTCGCCTTGCTCTCGATGGCCGCTTTCTTCTCTGCCGCGTCGTTAATAAGCGCCGTATAGGCTTTCATGTCCGCCGCTTTCAACTGGTCAAGATGCATCTGGACGGCCTTCTGTCGCTCCCGGATGTTGTCAATGCGTGAGCGGCGGTATTTCGCGTCTTCATCCGCCTTTTTCATCCAGTCCATCGACTGCGGCCTGTACTGCTGATGGACGGCCCCGAAGCCGCCCACACCGATAAGGTTGGCTATGGATGCGGCCAATTCCGTTACGCCCGTCCACGTCGTGGCACGCCGGTCCGCTTTCGTCTGGGCCGCATCCTCCTCTTCGGCCGCTTTTATCTGGTCCTTGTACGCCGAAAGTGCATCACCGATGTTTTGATAGGCATCATTATCAATGAAATTCTTGAAGTCGCCGATATTCTTGGTTACGGTTCCTTGTTTGCCGTACAACCCTTCTGCCTGCCCGCGAAGGGCATTCGCCCCTTCGGTGGCAGCGTCAGAGATGGCCGAGGAAGTCTGAGCACCCGTCTGGCTTAAGTCGTCAGCGGCCTTTTCTCCGACGCCCTGATAGGTGTACGGATATTTCTTTTTGTCTTTTTCCGGCATAATATGTACTGCTCGTTAAGATTTCTGCTGATTTATCTGATGAAGGCTTGTTCCGACAAGCCCGACGCCGGCATTGACAACCTGCGCTCCGGCCTGGGCCGCTTGTGCCGCCTGCTGCTGGTAAGTCTGCGCCTGCTGCTGATTGAGGGCCGCATCCTGAGCGCGGTACTGCTGCTCGATATTATCTTTATAATCAGCTCCTGCTGCTGCGACATCAGTCATCGTATCCGAAAGAGACTTGTTGGCGGCTGCTTTCTGGAGCGCAAGCGATTCATCCGTGCCACCTGCAACAATGTTTGTCGCCCGGGCCCGCTTGTACTGCTCATCCAGCAACTCGCGCTGCTTGTTGATTGCCGCCTGGACATCTGCGCGCTGCGTATAGTCCTCCTTATTCTTGGCGTCATACCAAGCCTTGTTTTCCGCACGCTGGTCGGATATGAGTTGACGTGCTTTGTTTGCATTGACGGACGATGATATTGCTCCGTAGATTGCTCCACCAAGAGCCGCCACTCCGCCTGCTATTGCTGATGCTACTGCCATAATGATAAATTTTTAACGCACGAAGAAACAGAGATTATATCAGAATGTCGGTCTATCTTTACCCACACTAATCAAAACTACTGTAGTTTGCAGGCTCGCAGAAGAAAGATTTTTTGCGACAACCTCAACAAAAAATGATACAACACAGCAAAAAAAATAAGACAACCTCTTTCTGAAAGGTTGCCTTATCAATAGTGGATATGTCTGGGAAATGATTATTTACGGCAATGATGGCACCCGAACTCACATACGATGTCGGCAAGCGAACGGGCCGAGTCTCCTGAAATGTACGCAGGAACTTCACTGGAAAGACTGACACCCAGCCCTTCCGCTATCGCGTCGGCCAAGTGTCTTATCTCGTGAACGAAGGTATCGAGAAACTCTTCGCCGCTTGTAGTCGGGCCGACAAGAACGACAGCACGCTTATTTCTCTGATTCGTATAGGTGAGCCCGCAATTGTAGTCGCAAGTCAGCATCAGCTCTTCCGCATCATTGATTATTCTTCTTGGCGCACCACAGTCATAAAGGCAAGCAAGAACGCCGTCGATATCATAATCTTTCTTCACGAAAAGAAAGTCAACGGTCCATCGTCCGACTATGAGTACCCGATGAATCATAAGCATTAAAGCATTTCGTCCCAGAAGATGGGGATTCCAAGCGCCACCGTCTTGATAAAGAATTCGTCGAAAGCCCGGGTCTCCGACCCGTCCACATCGTCCAGGTAATCCTTTACGAATAGGGCGAGGTGCTTTTCGTCCGCTATAGAACTGCCAGAGAAGTCAGCCTTCGCCATAGAAAAGACATAGGCGGCATCGTGACCGAGATTGTTTTTCAATTCGATACCGTTGCTCTTCAAGAAAGCATCGACCTTCTCTTTCTCTACCGGTTTGACAGACTTGCCGTCCCTGTCTTCCATCAACGAAACGGCAAACTCATAAAGACGGCTGTTGAAGTGACGGCCATACTCTCCGATGTATTCTTCCATCGCAGACGGATAGCGGATGCGCGAATCTCTCCTTTCCATAGCGCTCTCACTTACCACTTGCGGGAGCGGCCCCGGCGCTCGTCCATTTCATCCCAGTCGTCGCGCTTCCTGTATCCGCTCCGGCGATTCATATTCTGCTCGCCTTCGGCCATTTCATCGTCCTCTTCGAACTGCTCTTCCATTTCCTCGGTGAGCTCGCAGAGTTTTTCGATGCCGCGCTTAGCCATTTTCAAAGCCTTCTTGTATTCGCGCAACTGTTCATCATCGTTGCTGCGACGGTACATTTTTTTTATATAATCCATTTGTGTTTCCTCCTTGATTATTTACTTTGTGCCAAGGGACGAGGCAAGCATCGCCTTGAGTTCTGCAATGTCGTTCTTGAGCGAGGCAATCTCCCGGGCCTGCTCCTGCTCCTTCCGGAGCTGGGGATTGAGTTCCACTGCCAGACGGTCGCATTCGGAGACAATCTTCTGGTGCATGGGAATCTGTTCCAGGACGCGTGCGCTGTTGGAACGCATTGCCGTTATCTCGTTGAGAACACCGTCCCGCGTTTCGCTGATGAGAATGCCGTCCCCGTATTGGTCGGCAACGGATGCATCGCCGTTGAGCCGCTTGAAAAGGACATTCTGTCCGTCAACGGTCGCAGAGATGTTGACAAGTCTCTGGAAGCCGTTCTGATTGAAAGCCGGCATCGGCTCACCGGGACCCGGCACATACGGAGATATAGACACGACCTCACCGACCGCGGTCTTCAACTCGTTCTTGTAAAGGATGAACAGGGGCGCTCCCTGCCTTAGTCCACTTAGCATATTGATTGTTTGTTTAATTGTTGAACTTGGTTTCCTACAGCAACTGGAGCGTGTCGGAGAAACGGTCGTAGTAAACGAGGTAAACTCCCACTCCGGGAAGGTCTGCCACGGTTACATTCGCACCTCCGGCCGTTGTAAGGTTGCTTGTCGTTCCCGCCATCGAAAAGCGGACGGGAAGTGTCGTCGTGGTTCCTGTTGGAATCTCATCGGCGAGATACACAAGCAGCAAACCACGGAATGGACGGCGGTCCCAGTCGGGGTTGAACTTAAAGTCTACCGAAGTTTCGGAGACAGTAACGCTCTGTGCCTTGATGGTGGGAATGCCGCGCTGATTGATGTACTGAAAGGGCCACACTGCCATAATCTTTTATCTTTAATGAATGAAACAAAGCAGGACGGGGGATAGGCTCCGCCCGCCCCGCAACCGATTAGCCCCAGTAGCTGCCCCCGGGCACGCCATATCCGTAACCATAGCCGGCTCCATAGCCGATACCACCCGTAAACGGAGTGTTGTTGACGGCCACGAGATTGGGATACTGCACGGGGACCGTGTTGGGCTGCTTCGCTGCCATCTCGGAAACTTCCTTCTGCAACGGCGCTATAAGGCTGTTGATGTAGCCCGTAATCTGTGCCGTCTGGTTGGCGTTGTCAATCTGACCGCGCAGCTGGGTGATAGTTTCCGCCTTGCGGGCGATGTCCGCCTGCATCTCACGCTCTTTGAGCGCGCAGAACTGGTCGTTCATCGCGATGGTCTGGGCGTTGATGGCCCCGATGATGCTGTTGGTGTTGCGGTCCGCCTGGGCACCGAGCTGGTTGGTCTGCTCCAGCGTGCGGATCTGCGCCTCATAACCCTGCTGGGTCGTGAGCAGACGGTTCTCGCAGCAGCACTGCGCCAATTGGGATGCGAGGGCGCTGTTGCCACTCTGAATAGAGTTGATGATTTGGGGAACGGATACCGCCTGCTGCATGGCCAGCGTGGACAAGCTGCTTTGGAGCGTCTGGACCGCACTGTTCACCAGGTTGAAGTCCTGGCCGAGCATCGTTGCGAGACTTTGGATGGCACTCCGAGACGCCTCACCGTTGGAGTTGATGGCGTTCATCAGCAGTTCCCTTCCGCTGTCGTTGTTGATTTGGTTGGCAAGGAAGCCGGCGCCGGCGTTGTTCCCACCGCCGAAACCACCGAAACCGCCCCAACCGTTCCCGAAAAGAAGACCGAGGAAGAAGCCGAGGATGCCACCTCCCCAGCCGTTGTTTCCGAACAGACCTCCGTTGTTCATTCCTGCCATCCAGGCCGGAATGGTGCCGCCGCCGTTGGCGCCGCTACCGAAGACATAAGTTTTTTCTTCTGTCATAGTTGAAAAGATTTAATTGGTTAATAACTATGACAAAGGTCGGGAGTGTGAGAAGCCTGTGGAAATAGGTCACGGAATAATATTTCTGCTTGATTGTCAATATGATTTTGGTGACAACTATTTACGCCAGCTCTCCGGAACTATTTTCCTGAATGCGTTGAAGGAATAGAAGACACGGCGCAAGGGCTTTGCCACCAAGCGCCGATTGATGAGGGATGATATGTTTGTCTTCGGTTGATCGTAGAATTTGGATAAGTCATCCACAGTCCCACGGAGTATAAGTCCTTCCTCTATCGTATGCGCGATGGATTCAACCTCATCCATCGTCAGAAGATCGTTGTCCACTTTATACTTCAAGAAGGACAGAAACTCCGACAAAACCCTCTTTCCATTAAATTTTTGCATGGCAGCTATTGCATTTATCTAAAAACTAACTACCTTTGCACCGTAGCTCCAACTACAATGCAAGGTGACACGAACCACCAAGGATTGGCCCTAATAGTCCTCGGTTATAGGTTTGTATCACCTTTATTGTGTATAGTTGGAGCTTACATAATTGCCGAGGACTTTTTTATGTCTCGACAATCTCAATACCCTTGAAGGCAAGCATCATTTTCTTTTTCAATATATACTCTTTGGTCTTGTATCCTTTTGCGTCAACAACCACCTCTTTCCCGGACGCAGTGTCCGTATAGACAAAATCCGCAATATAGTGAACGGCTTTCTGGACGCACTTCCTGACAGTCTTGTCTTTTCTATTGAGGTGAACCACCTCTTCCGTATAGACTGCAGGAACGACTTCAAAAGGAACCTGCATCCGCAGGTTGCTGATTTCCCCTTTTCTCAACAAATCCCGGAGATAGATATAATATCGTCCTTCCCGGATGGAGTCGAAGGTCATTCCGTCTACGCGGGTCTTATGGTTTCCGTACTTGTTCATCACTCGTTGTCTATCTCGTCCAGTTCATCCTCAAATGTCTTCGGCGGTGTTTTCTCCTTGTATTCCACGGAAGCCATCTTCGGAGTAGTATATGGTATCAGTTCCATATATATTTTCATCTTTGTCGCGTCATCCGAATCCTGGTACATCTGCTGGAAGTTCTCCCACTCGTCGTTGAGAAATTTCTCTATCAACTCCCGCCGCTCCTTTGTCACATTGTTGGGAGTACCTTTCTTCCTTCCGCCCAAGCGTCCTTTTCCGTCACCTTTCTGCCTTGCCATACACCTACCACTTTATGTTACTGCCGGGCCAGAACGGAGGGACCGGCCGCTTTACGATGGATGGTCCCTTCGCCGTACTTACGATTTCATCCTCAAGTACCGTAAGCTGCAAGCCGTATGTGTTTGCCTGCGGAGAACCGATGGAAGAAAACCAGTCGGAAAGGATGCCATACAAAAAATACTGATGCATCAGATCCGCCAGGGGCTGGATGATATTGTCATCAATCGTTTCCGGCAGTAACAGATTGAAGACATAGACATCGCCGTCTTCCGGCTGATTGCTGGCCGTGCTGTCCACTATACTTGCAAGCCTTTTTTGCAGCCGTTTTCTAAGCAGCGCATTACGGGTTTTCGCAAAAGTCTCCATCAGAGTCCGATCCAGCCTTTCATTGCTGTCGCTGGACACGACATTATGTAAGCGAGGCTGTTCAGTACCAGCTCCATCCGCATACCGGAATGTGATTTTATCGACATCCTTGAAGACTCTATCTTTATAGATAATAATCTTCCTGACTTTCTTCGGAATCTCTTCCGGTGTCTTTATCTGTGCTATCGTTCTCATTCTTTCGGGGGTAACTTGGTATAAAGAAGATCATCAATGGCGTTTCCCGCTTCGAGCGCAAGCATACTGTGTTTGTTGGACAGTTCTCCCTGGGAAACGGTGGAGTAAAATTTTGCCAGCGCATACTCCACCATAAAGGTGTGCATCGCGTCCGTCAAGACATCCGCCTTCCCGTCAAACCGACGGCCGCTCCCTTGCTCAAACTCAAAAACAAAAGACCCAAGATCCGGAAACTCGTTATTGCTTTCCTCGACATAACTGTTATCAATAAAACGAAGACAACGATGCAGTATTTTGTTTCCCGCATTTCGGATACAATCACTGATTAAATCCTCCTTCTCGCTTCCGGCCTCGGCACGGTATCTCGCATTGACATCGGCAATCTCAGACACCTCCCGATGCGAGATGGACTTCAAATTCGCCCGTACTTTCGACAACTCTAATGTAATAGTCATATCCTCCTCTTAAGATTGATTATTCTTTTATATTGATTCACCCATCACTTTTCTCGCTTCCGCCTTCGCGGCCTCGCAGAAAGCGTCATACTCAGCGAAATCTTCAGGCTTGACCTCCCGCTTCCTTTGAATGGCAAGTTCTGCATCCAGCGAGTATTTCGTCCTGATTAGCATAGACGCCACAGACGCATAATCCGGCCGCTCCCGCATTACCGTCTCGTTATAGGTAACCACAACCCGGTCATCCTCTGTACGCTCCTCGGCGTCCCATCGGACCAACCATCCGCGTTTGGTTTTCTTGATGTACTCAAAAATTGATTTTGAGCAACTTCCTTTATAAACTTTTGTCATATCGCTATGGTTTTATATTTGTGAATACTATACAAATGTTCTGTGCCGTAAACACCGCACATAGACCTCTGCGTCTCTTTCCATATTTTCCACCGCAAGCCATAAGTCAGGGCGTGACGGAGAAATCCAAGATAAGAATTGACACGGCAAAGGTGACGACCGTCATCCTCTCGCACTCCGGCAACCTTGATGGCGTTGTTTCTCATTCTCTTTGCCGGATAAAGTCCCCACGGCTTGATTATATACCCGGTAAAAGGGATTCCCTTGTCAATCCTCTGAAAGACAATCTTACTCTCGTTCAGGGTCAGTCCGATTTCTTTCATCTTCTCCCGAATTTGTGGGATGAGTTTAAGGAGTTTTTGCTTATCGGTGTCAAGCAGGATGATGTCGTCAACATATCTCCCGTATCCCATAACCTTCGGACGAAGCCATTTGTCGATAGCGCCGTTATAGTGGTTTGCAAGGATTTGGCTCGTGAGATTTCCTATCGGTAGCCCTTTCCCGTTACTATGGAAAAGGCTCTTTTTGGGGTCAAGTTTATCCCACAGACCGATGTCGCCTTTCCTTACGCAGTTCAGTTCAGGACGGTGGAAGATTACCTTTTTAAGCAAAGCGAGCCATCTTTCAAGATTATCACACGCCATATTATTACGGATTAGTCCTTCAACTGACCTCCACAATATGTCTTTGTCAAGGCTCATAAAAAAGCCTGAGATGTCGATTTTCAAAAACCACCCGTCCTTCCCGACCGCTTCCGCCTGTTCCCGTATGCGGTTTACCCCAAACAGCACACCCTTCCCGACCCTGCAATTATAAGTATCATCAATAAAATCCTCCTCAAAAATTGGAAGAAACTTATTCATAAGCAGATGGTGAACAATGCGGTCACGGAAATCGGCGGCAAACACCTCACGCAGTTTTGGGCGTGTCACACAAAAGCAGATGGACTTTCCAATCTCGTATGTCCCGTTGTTCAGATCCATCCAAAGGTTGTAGTTGTTCTCCTCGTAGTTCATTTCATAGACCAGCGCGGAGTGCTTTCTCCTCTTGTTCTTTCTGCAATCGAAATACGCCCTTGTAACATCCTCAAAGGAGACGAAACACCCGGCTTCGACCTCTTTTGCGATTGTCGAAGAAAGGGAACCAACTTGCGTTTGCGTTGTTCTTATTGTTGTTGTTCCAACTTCCATTGTTCCAGTTCCAAGCGTTGCCGGTTTCTGATTGCCATTATCTTGTTCTTTTCTCTTCCCGATTGCGGGGGCGAGCAGGCAACCCCATTCATAAATTCGGTCCTGTCGCACAGCCTTGACCGTTGCGATTCTGTCCGGGTGTTTTATTCTCCTCGTTTATCTTCCAGCCCATAAGTTGCTTTCCGACCACGGCCAGCCTTCTGTCAATCTTCGCCTCCTGCTCAAGAGAAAGATATTTGAAGGCTGCCGCCAGCCGTTTGATGAACTTATATGACTCGTAGTGCCCTATGGCCTCCTCGATACATTCAATCCGTTTGTCCTTATTCCTTACGCTGTTGTTGGCGATGCAGATACATTTGATAAGTTCCACCCCCTCGTCGCGCAAGCGCTTTCCGTGCGAGTATTTGGCCTCACGCGGAAAGTTGCGGATGTATGCCTCCATCTGCATTATCATCTCGCTCGCATCCCGATATACCTGTAAGTCGCTGCTTGCCATAAAGAGTAAAGAATAAAGATTAAAGAATTAAATGGCGAAGAAAGGGAACCAACTCGCGATGGCGCTGATCTTACTGAAGTTGACCCAACTGCCATTGAACCAGAGCCAAGCGTTGCCGGTATTTGTGTTGTTTGTAGCCATCCACCAAGAACGCTGACGATATGTGGCAGACTTCGTAACGTCAATCTGCTGCAACATTCCGTTAATCGACTCGTAGTTATCAACAAGAACCTGGAACTGGTCGCGCGTAGGCAGGAATCCGTTAACAGTTCGATTTTCGGTAACAAGCGTCTCAGCCATAGCGAAGTCCAAATTCTTGCTGTGAGTATCAGCAGCCAGCAGGTCGCTGAACATACTTGCGGACGCCACCTTTCCGTTGTAGTAAGGAGAATCCGCATTCCATATAGGCACATTCGGACACGCCGGATATTGTCCATTGGGGTTAGGCTCGCACCAACGATAATTTGTCTTCGTTGTTGTCACCCAAAGGTCATAAGGACGAACATAGAAGTCGCTCTCCGCATCAACCAGTTCTTCCGTAGCCACGTGGATGGCAATCACATTAGCCAACTGCTCTGCGGTAATCGCGATTGAATCCACGTCTGTCTCGTCGCTCAAAGTGAAGTAGATTCCGGGAGTGGACAATGACGAATAATTTGCGTTGATGTTCTGCTCGGAGAAGCCCGTAAGAATCGTGAGGTTTTTCGGTGTATAGTAACCGGCCACTTTAGGGCAGACAACCGTACCCGTGACATTCTGGGGAACAAAGGAGAAGGTGGCGATTCCATTCGCGTCGAAAGGCTCGGACTGCAAGGTGTCGTCGCTCAACTCTATCTGCACCTGCTTACCCTCGAAGGCGGAGAAGTCGGAAGGGCGCTCCCCGTATGTGTATGCGTACACCTTGACGACACAATAGCCGCCACCTATCTGCTGGTAAGTGAAGTAAAGATACTTGTCGTCGGACATAGCCTTACCCATCTGCGCGGGGACGAAGGCATATCCCTCGTTGCCCGCCTGCTGTACGGACACGGTATAGACCTTACCCTTCGGTACGGAGAATGACACATAGCCCTCCTCGTCCGTCTGGGCGGTCATAATCGTACCGTCGTCAAGGGTGACCGTAACCTCGCGGCCGGAGAGGGAAAGACTGCCGCCATCTGCCGCCAAGAAGATATGCAGCACCTCGACATCCGTCCCAACGATGTTTGACAGTTCGTTGAACACGGAGGTATAGACCGCATCAAGACCGGTCCACGGTCCAGCCCTGTGCGTTTCTGTAAAGCGATAGACCGAACCATCGTAAAGGACATACTGACCTGCGTAATACTTGATTTCAGGACTGAATGTAGGCAAAGCATTTGGAATGCCGATAATAGGATGCAAATCCGAAATCGTATCCTTATCTTCATCTGTAAAGTCGTTAGTAGAAAGTCCTTTTCCTTCTTCTTTATCCACCTTTTTGGCAAAAGCGCTGTCCAACTCGCTCGCTGTCGGAAGTGAATTTAATTTCTCTTCTTGTTCTGGGGTGAGACCGCCACCGGATGGTGCAGATATCCGTACCATCCTCTTTTTTAGCAAGGAAACGGCCTTATCCATCGCCGCCTGCGCCCTCGCCGAATACTCTTCCACCTTCTCGGCACGCCGCGACTGGAAAATTCCCGAGCACACGGAGAGAGTGACATACCGGTCCAGTTCCGACTGTGCTGCATTCCATCGCGACAAATCAAAATCGGGAAGATTCAACTCAAGCCTTGGCGTGACAACCTCGTTCTCGTTTTCGTCTATCTCAACAAGAGGTGAATATGCGCTGATGCTATCCTCTGTTGCGACAAACGCATTGAGCGCATCTTCCATAAAACGCTCAACCGTACTTCTGTCCTTCTCCGTGAGGATGATGCTATCATAGAGAGACTGGCCACCCTCGGCATAAGCCTCATCGGCGACCTTGGAAACCTCCTCTTCAATCAGCGTGTAAAGTTTGGTCTTGTTGACCACATAATACAAATCCATATTTGCAATAGTTACTTATCGCAAATATGGCTAAAGACTTTTTGAGTTTCGGTCTATCTTTACCCAAATTCGGGTAATATTCCCTATACTACAATTGTACTACAATACGATTTTATTCGTGATGGCATCGATTACCATCCGGTTTGCCTCGTCCACCTTCCGGTTGTCAAACTTGATGTAGATGGCCGTCACCATCTTGTTTACCCAGGAATGTCCGAGGGCACGTCCGATAATCTCCACCGGGACATCAAGCGATGCAGCAACCGTGGCCCAGGTATGCCGGGCCCAGTATGTTGACAAGTCAGGAAACAGCGGATCGCCAAGCGGCTTCTTCCC